ACCGATCGCGCTGCAATTAAGCCTTGAATTTACAAGAAAAATATTGAGTGTTCGTGAGCAAGCATTTGGAAATCAAATAATATTTGAAAGCGGCAGACTACAATTTAGCAGCAACGCAACAAAAATCAATTTAATTTCACAGCTTATCCCCTATGGCTTGCTTACGATAAATCAGGCTTTGGAGATCCTAAATTTACCGCAAGTTAATGACGGAGACAAAAGACTTCAAACATTAAATGTTGTGGACGCAGAAAAAGCAAATAAATATCAGTTAAGCGAGGTGAAAGAAAAGTGAAAGAATTAAGAATATGTGAAATTAGAGCCGATACAACAGCAGATAAAAAGGCTTTAACACTTGAAGGCAGACCGATTGTTTATGATTATTACACGATAATAAATGACCCAGCTGGGAATTTTACAGAGGTTATACGAAATGGCGCACTTGACGAAACTGATTTAACGGACGCAAGACTTTTGTATAATCATGATTTGAGTAAAATTCCCCTTGCAAAAACACCTAAAACAATGCAGCTAATCAAAGATTCGGCAGGTCTTAAAATGGTGGCGCATTTACCCAATACCGAGGAAGCAAAAAGCGTTTATACGGCAGTAAAACGCGGCGATTTATCAGGCATGAGTTTCGCTTTTAAAATTCCAAAAGGAGGAGATAAATACGATCCAAAAACCAACACAAGAGAGATTTTAAAGATTGAAAAAGTGTACGAAATAAGCATTGTGCCGTTCCCAGCGTATCCCCAAACAAGCGTTGAAGCAAGAGCAGTTATCCAAAAAATAAATGACCCTAAAAGAGCAGAAATGAAAATCAAAATAAATCAAATTTTAAGGAGAGTAATTTAGATGAATTTTAAAAATATTGCAGAGGTCTTTAACTATTATAAGGACAAGGAAATTTCAGAAATAGAAAAAAGAGCAAAGGAGATAAATAATTTGATTGATACGGACGCAAACGCAGATATTGACGCATTAAACCTTGAACTTGACGGCTTAAAGCAAGCAAAAATAAACACCCTCGAAAGGAAAAATACACCTATGTCAAATTTTAATCCCATTACAAAAATGACCTTTGAAAGTCCTAAAATTTTTAAAGATGAAAATTTATTATCTACAAAAGAATATAGAACTGCATTTTTTAAGACCCTTTTAGGACAGACCTTAAATAATTCTGAAAATGAAATATATAAAAGGGCAATATCAGAAAAACGCTCGGAAAGTTTTAGCACCGTAACAAATTCAGCGGCAATTTTGCCTACACAAACTTATAATGAAGTGATAAGTAAAGCAAGGACAATGGGTGGTTTGCTCTCAGTTTGCAGAGGCTTTAACTTGCCGTCAAAAATTTCAGTGCCGATTGGGACACCCAAAAGTAAAGCAAGCTGGCATACGGAGGGAAGTGCTGTAGAGAGTGAAAATCCAGATATAGCGGCAATTTCATTTAACGGATATGAAATTTTAAAGGTGTTTTCAATTAGTGCCGCTGCTAAAAAAATGAGCATAGAAGCTTTTGAAAGCTATATTATAGATGAACTTACAAACTGTGTCATGGCTTATATTGCGGACGCTATCGTAAACGGAACAGGAAGCGCACAAGGCACAGGTATTCTACCAGGCATAACATGGACTAAAACAGGCATGAATAAAAATCATATTGAGTTTAGCAAAACATCTGGACTTACATATAAAGATGTGACAAATACAGTTGCACTATTAAAAAGAGGCTATGGTGCTGGCGCAAAATGGGCTATGAATAACGCAACACTTTACAATCTTTTTTATGGTCTTGTGGATAACAACAACCGACCGATATTTATAATTGACCCCAAAAGTGAGAATATCGGCAAAATATTAGGCTTCGATGTGATTATAGATGATAACCTTTCTGACGAAGTAATTTTGTTTGGTAATTTTAATTACATGGGCTATAATCTTGCCGAGAATATTGCGGTTGAAGTATCAAGAGAAAGCAGCTTTAAGTCAGGTTTGATTGATTACAGAGCCATGGCAATAGCCGACTGCAAGCCGATTGTCACGGAGGCATTTATAAAACTCACGAGGGCGGCATCGTAAATGTTAAGTTTAAATGAGGCGAGGGAATTTTTAAGAATTGACGGAACAGAAAACGACAACATAATAAATGCGTTATTAAATGCGATACCAAGTTATATTGAGATTACAACAGGTATGACAAAGCACAGAGCCTTTAATAAATACGGTAAGCAGATTTATATTGCAGTTGTGGTACAATGCCGAACAATCGGAAAGTGAGAAGCTGCAAAGAACAATAGACAGTTTACTAAAAGCCATAACATTAAAAGCAGATAGGAGTTGAGGTGATGAGTAAGGACTATGCAAAAGCATTTTATAACAGCCAAAAGTGGAAGGACACCCAACTTTCATACATGGTTAGCCAAAATTATGTTTGCGAACGTTGCGGCAGCTTGGCACGCATAGTCCACCACAAAAAATACATAACTCCCAATAATATCAACGACCCAGATATAACGCTTAATTGGAGCAATTTAGAAGCTTTATGTATGAACTGTCACACAAACGAGCATTTAAAAAGTGAAATATGCAGTAATGAGGTTAGATTTACAGATAATGGCGACTTAATAAAGTCTCCCCTGCATTAAGAATACATCAGCAGTTTAGGGCACCGAAAGCCGGAGGTTCGAAAACCTATGTATGGATTTTTATATTAAGGGACTAGAAAGCGAGGTAATTTTATGAGCAAACTAAAAGAAATTAGCACAGACTTAAAGCAATTTGAGGAAATATTGAAAATCATACCAGACGAACGCAAAACAATAGCGCAAAAGTTGATAACAGAAATATGTTTTATGACTAAAACGCTTGAAGATTTACGAAAAACCATTGAAGAAAACGGTACTGTAGATTTATTCGAGCAGGGAAACAAAAATTTATGAGAGAAAGCCCAGCCTTAAAGGCATACAACACGACAATCCAGCGGTACAGCTTACTTTATAAACAGCTTGAAAGCATGATATCTAAAGGTCTGCAGGAAAATTCTGAAAATGAATTATACAAATTTATAAATCAGGAATAAATATGAACTACATTTTAGAGTATTTAAAAGCAATCGAAGACGGCGAAATAATCACATCTAAGAGAGTATATAAAGTCTATAAAAAGCTTGCAGATGATCTTAAAAATCCCAACAGCAAATATATTTTCGATGAGAAAAAAGCTACTCGACCGATTGAGTTTATAGAGAAATTTTGCAAGCATTCAAAAGGTGAATGGGCTGGAAAACCAGTTAAATTAGAATTGTTCCAAAAGGCGTTTATTTCGGCGCTATTTGGCTTTGTGGATAAAAATACGAGTTTTAGAAAGTACAAAGAGACTTTATTTATGGTAGCTCGAAAAAATGGAAAAAGCACCATGTTAGCTGGCATTGCACTTTATATGCTAATTGCTGACAATGAGCCTGGAGCCGAAGTTTACAGCACAGCCACAAAGAAAGATCAGGCAAGGATTATATTTGATGAAACCCACAATATGATAAAGCAAAGCCCAGAGTTAAATAAGTTTATTAAAAAGAGAAAATCAGATTTGTATTTTCCCTTGACTATGAGTAAATTCCAGCCTCTTGGCAAAAACAGCGATACACTTGACGGCTTGAACTCGCATTTAGTAATTATGGATGAGCTTCACAGCGTAAAAGATAGGAATTGCTATGAAGTCATGAAACAGAGCCAAAGCGCAAGACGGCAACCGTTATTCATAATGATTACAACTGCTGGAACCGTCAGGGAATGCATATTTGATGATATGTATTCATATGCCTGCAAAATCGCCGACGGAACGTTCGTTGATGAGACATTTTTACCGATAATCTATGAACTTGACAGCAAAGATGAATGGACTGATCCTAAAGCATGGGAAAAAGCAAATCCAGGATTAAGCACGATTAAAAAGCTAACAGACTTATCCGAAAAAGTGGAAAGAGCGAAAAATAATCCCAAAGATTTAAGTGGAATACTTACAAAAGATTTTAATATTCGAGATACAGTAAGCACCGCATGGCTCTCTTTTGATGATATAAATAATGAAAAAACTTTTGATTTATCAGAGTTTAAAAACTGTTATGCCATAGGCGGAGCCGATTTAAGTATCACAACGGATTTAACTTGTGCAACACTTTTGATGATGAATAAGGAAACCGAAGAAAGGTTTATAACTCAAATGTATTGGCTGCCCAGAGACAATTTTGAAAAGCGAGTACAATTTGATAAAATTCCTTATGATAAATGGCTACAGCGTGGGATTTTAAGGCTATGCAATGGCAACTCAATAAATTATGGAGATGTTACAGCGTGGTTTCTTGAAATGGTAAATAAATATGGAATCACTCCAGCATGGATTTATTATGACAGCTACAGTGCGAAGTATTGGGTGGAGGAAATGGAGAATAACGGATTTATAATGGTACGATGCATACAGGGAGCTAAAACTCTAAGCTTACCAATGCAGATGTTAGGAGCAGACCTAAAAGCTAAAAAGATAAATTACAACAACAATCCGATTTTGAAGTGGTGTTTAACCAATACAGGTGTGCAGACTGATAGAAATGGCAATATAGTGCCGATTAAGGCACAAAGTGCAAAGCAAAGGATAGACGGAACAGCAAGTTTACTTGACGCTTATGTCGGATTATATGAACATTTTAATGAATTTAAGAACGCTTTGTAACTTTTTGAAAAAAGTTACTCAAAAACTTTCAAGTCGCGAAACAGCCATCATAAAACATCAAGATATACACCCGCGCAAGTAGCTAAAATCACAGGAAAGGCGGTGTTATACAGTGAAAAAACTAAAAGACAAAAAAATAAGGATTGTCAAATTACAACAATCCAAAGACGAAGATGGTTTTTCTATAAATGAATGGGTGCCAATACATAATGGTACTTTGTGGGCATATTACAGGCAGTTATCAGGGAAAGAGTTCTTTGCATCCGCAGCAGTACAGCATGATGAAGAATGTTTATTTATAATAAACTATCGAGATGATATTACCGCGGATATGGAAATAGAATTTAAGAACAAATATTATAATATTACTCGCATTGACGATTTCGAGGGATACAAGAGTGACATTTTTATTTATGCCAAACTTGCCCCCAAATAAAGGACACAAAAATTAGCTTGTGCC